AAAGAAGATAAGGATGAAAGATTTTTTTTCTAAAAAAAAATACTATCTTAGAATAATTTGATAACTACCATACTGAATTAACATATCCCCTTTTATTTCAATATTAGTTTCAAATGTTAAAGTATAATCACTTATATTATCATTTGTAATTTTATTTTTCTCAACATATTCTTGAATATCAATCTTCAAGTTAGTTCTGGTCACTTCACATCTTTTACAGAATTTAACATTTCTATTTATACCAAACCAAGATGTTGCTCCTGCAAAATGATTAGCTCTGTTTAATAATGTATTCTTGGGACACAAATAAGCAAAAATAGAAACAGATTGTCTTGGAATAGGTATATCAATTAATTCAATGAAGGCAGTTAATGGAACTTCAGGAGTAGGTTGAATTATGTCATAATGATAAGGATATTTATTAAATTGCAAAGTATCTTTCAATCTCAAAAATTCCAATTCTGAATTTTGCCAGCCATAATTATAAACTTCCCAATCAGTATTATAAACATATTTTTTAAAGAAAGGTGCAAAAGTAGCTTCATAATTAACTTTTAGAATTTTATCAGGATAAATAGAATCCTTAAAATTATTTGTATTATTATGTAACCAAGTATAAAAATGTCTATCCATATTAGAATGATGCAACCAAAAAATAGGGTCAAATGCAGCAACACTGACATCACTCATATTACCAGTGTCTCCACCAATAATATCGTGAAGTTGATTGTGAGGAGTTTCTAAAGGAACATAATCAACTACTATATGTGATGCTTTGTGAGTTACTGGTACTGAACTAAATCTTTCGTAATTAGTTGCATATAAAGTATTATTTAATTGTTTTTTGATTGTTCTTAATTGCATTCTTTCGTTAGGAGTTCTAGGTGATAAAAATCCAGTTCTAGTAGTTTTGGTTTTAACTCCATCTACATAATAATAAGCACCTGCTAAAGGATTTTCAATTGTTATTTGTCTCTTATTATAAAAAATAGTTATTTCTGGGTCATTCATAAAAGTAAAATCAACAGAAAAATCAGTTAAATCAATATAAGGTAAAGTAATATAACTTTCATTGGTTGATTTATTATATTTGTTCAACAATAATTCAAATTGATAAATATAAGGAGTATGCCAAGCAATAAAACTATAAACACTGTGTTTGCAATAGAAAGGTTCTCCAGTTTCTCCTAAAATGGTAACAATTTCAGGATCAGTAGGACACAACACTCCTTTATCATTGGGTTTAAAGGTGTTTCCGTGAATGCCGCAAATTCTAGGCCAGTCATGAGAGTCAATGAGATTTCTAAGAGCCATTACAAAAACACCAAATCTCTCAGGGTGATTATTTTTAAGATCAATAATATTTAATCTTTTATTCATTGTAATAATATATATTTTATTCTTTAATTTACTTAAAAATAAAATTATAATTATATTATATAATGTCTCACTCTCAAATAGATATCGACAAAGTTAAAGACAACCTCAACCGAATGATTAGTTTTAATCAAGATTTATTAAGTAATGTAAATTATAAAATTGAAAATGCTTTTGCACTCCTTTCTCAAACTGACAATAGTGATTTAGGAGTTGAACTTGGAATAGATTTGGTAAGTGAATCTTTTTATGAATTAGCTTCAGCTATTGCAGGACCAGTAGGAGCAATTTCTGCTAGTTTTCTTACTGCATTAGTTTGTAATTATAAAACTGCTAAACCAGTATCTTTAAATGAGACATTCTCAAGTCTTTTAATTCGTATTCAAAAAACTATTCTTCAAACCAATCAAGATTTATCTATTTATTATCAAGACCCTGTCACTTATTGGGATATAACTTTATCTGGTTCATATACAACCCCTTTTGGAACTTTTACTGCATCTGGTAAAGTTGGTGATTTATCAACTATTACCTTTCCTAACAAAGATGACCCATCATATTATAATATTCTAAATGCTTGCTTGAAAGGAATGGACCAAGGTGTTTGGGCAACTTTATTAAAACGTTTTGTAATTACTTATTTTGAAGAAGATAACCCAACACTATGGTATTTACCTTTTGATCCAAATGGTTATGACAATGGCTTTATTCCAGTTCATAAATCATTTTATGATACTTGGACTTATCAAGAATCTACTGATTGTTATGGTAATGTTAGTAAATATTATATCGAACAACAATATAACATTGGGAGTGGTGCCAGTGCTTTTAGTAGTGGACGTTTAAGTGATTCTGCTTGTGATTATCTTTTCGTAAATTATGCAAGTGATATTGCAAATCCCGATGGTCTTTTCCAAAGAGATTTTGTTTTTACTAATTTAGGAATCCCTAAAGCTACTCATCATATTCACAATACTGCAGCACTACACGGAACTACGATGACTACAAGGGAAGTATCATCTAGTAGATTATCATCTTATTTTAATAAACCTATATGGATGTCTTTATTATGCAAAAGAAGAAGAAATATTACTAAAAAAATATAAATTAAAAACCGTAATAGTCACCAAAACATTCATTGCTACAAAATGAAAAGGCATTATTCTTTTTAATATAAGCACCACACTTATTTAAACAAGGATATTTATTTAATCGTTGCTTAAGAAGTATTTTTATAAGGAATCGTTTAATGATAGGATTTATTAAAGACATACTAATCTAATATAGATGTATTAGATTAATATTTCAACTTTTTATTGAGCCTTGCTTACTAATCAACCTCCAGTAACTCATCATTAATCCTATGGAAAGCTACAGAACTACTTTCTAATTTTTTTTTGATATTATGTATGATACAATCAAAGTCTATCTTAATACATTCTATAGTTACTATAGTCATAATAAATTCTGTAATTACATATTTTATATCTTTGAATGGATTATATTTTTCTTCAAGATATTTTTCATATGCATCTACAGTAAAAATAATTTCATTCATTTCATTACCTAACATAATTTTTTTAATTTTTAAAGGGAATTTAACTTGAGATTCAGCTGTTAAATTATACTCTTTAGTTTTCTTACATAAATGAGTTTTAACACTATTAACAATAAAAATATCATCGCTATCTTGATATTCAGTTAAATCATTATCTGATTTAATTAAATACTCTCTATATCCAAATGTAAACTTATTATTTTTATCAATTTTCAAACTGTAAAGATATATTTCAAATACACTTTTATCATAATAATTAAGAAAATCAATTTTCCATTCTTTCCCTTTGATAGAAACTTTTCCTTTAACAACATCATTTTCTACATAAAATTCAATCTCATTTTTTTTAGGATAACTCAAAAAATTAATACTATTATGTTCAATTAATCCTTCAAAATCTCCAATGTTAAATTCATCATCCTTATCTCCACAAACAAAGTAAGGAGGAACTGAACCATAATCATCTATATTGGTATGTAAATGTAGTAGTACATTTCCATTAAAAATCATCTTATTTTCATTTCTATAAACCCCTCCAAAATTTATAACATCACCTCTTTTCATAAATGATTTAGGGTTAAATGTTTTACTGTATTTTTTATTTGGAAAAAGAGTGTTTTTATAATTATAAATTTCTTCATTAGGACTAAATTCAAAAATAGGCCCTGGATTTTTAATATGACATATAGCATCATAAATCCATTTTTCATTATCGTACATTACTGGTTTAGACATTATAGATAAGTTAATTTATATTAGAAGTGAAAAAGTCAACTTTTTTACAAGTTATACATTAAGTCTATAATAAATCTTTAAAAATTTTGAAATATCTTACTATTAGTAATGAACCATTCCACTGGTACTTATTTAAGAGCCAAGATAAATATGGTAATAGCTGCTATAGTTATCATTGGTGCTTTAAATTGGGGCACAACTGCTTTCGGTTATAATTTAGTTGAAATGTTAAACAATACTATAAACAGATCTCTTGGTTATCAATCTAATTTTGATAAAATAATTTATATTATAGTAGCTTTAGCTGCTGTAAAAATGATGTTCAATAGAAATACTTGGTTACCTTTCTTAGGTTTCTCTGCTTTCCCATCTCAATCATTTGTTCCAAATAAAAAAAATTCAATGGGTGATACCATAATTAAAGTTAATGTAAAACCTAATACTCGTATTGCTTATTGGGCTGCATTACCTAAACAAACTCAAGAAACTCCTTATGTAGATGATGCTTATGGTAAATTTGAAAATTCTGGTGTAGTTATGTCTGATAATAACGGTGTTGCTGAATTATTAATTTTACCAGGTTCTGAATATAGAATTCCTTCTGGTAGAGTAATAGATAGACATATCCATTATCGTGAATTAGATTTACCCGCTGGAATGATGGGTAGAATTGAAACAGTTTATTATTAAATCTGATTTAAAAATTATATTTTCTAATAAACTATAAATGGATTCATATTTGGATAAAGTATTAGAATATATTGAATATGATTTTCAAGATAAATTTCAAAATCTAAACAAAACTGTAAAAAAATATACTTATTTTTTACCAACTCACAAATTACCTTATTCAATTACTAAAGAAAAGAAACATTTATATGCTAATGATTATGAACATATATATCCAATGAAAGAATTATTAGAATCCATTAGATTTAAGTATCCAAAATATTTTGTTAGTTTTAATGAAGATAAATCAGAAATTGTAATTGACTTTAGTTTTCAATAAGAGAATTAGAATAAATAATACTACATAACTTGGTTACATCAAAAACTATTTTATCTTTCAATAATTCATTTTCTATATCTATAGGATTATTTAGCAAACTTATAAATTTTAAGTTTTCTAATTTATTATAACTTTTTGGAACAAATTTTATTTTATTATAGTTAAAAAACAATACTTTTATATTTTCTAACTTACCAATTTCTTTTGGAAGATAGATTAATTGATTTTTATCTAGTCTTAAATCTTCTAAATTCTTCATTTTATTTATTTTTTTTGGTAGTATTTTAATATTATTACTACATAGTTCTAGTTTTTTTAATTTTATTAAATTAGTAATACTATTTGGTACTGAAGCTAATTCATTATTTACTAAAACTAACTTTTCTAAATTTAATAATGCTCCTATATTTTTTGACATTTGAGATATTTTATTATTGAAAAGAATAAGCACTTTTAAGTTTTCTAATTCAGATATATTAGCCGAAATAACCTTAATATTATTACATGATAAGGATAGTTTTTTTAAACTTTTAATTATAGGTATCTCAACAAATTTGTTATAATCTAATATTAATGTTTCTAGATTTAAATTATTAGATATACTAGATAATTCATTATTGGAACATATTAAAGTTTTTAGATTAATTAAATAAATAAGATCATTAGGTAAATATTTTAAATTCATATTACTGCAATCAAGCTCTATAATATCTAGATAATTAGCTAATAGAAAAATATCTTCAAATGCTTCCACATTAATTTTATCTAAATTTGAAAATGTTATTTTCATTATTATATTATAATTTATTCCTTTATAAATAAAAATATTATATAATTATATGTATATGAGACAAAATGAAAGATTGAATTCATTCAAAAAAATTATTTTAGGACAATATGTTTTAAAACAATTTGAAAATAAAGAGAGAACAGGAAACTTTTACATTCAGAACTTATCAAAGTGGAAAGATATCAAAAATAAAAATATTTACTTTAATATAAAAGATAAAAATAATGGTAATCCTTTCAAGCAACTAAGAGAAGTTATTGTTGAAAATTTTCTCAAAACTAATTTTATAATTATTAGATTAGAAGCACCAAATTCATCATTATCTTTTTATTGTAATAATTTACCAAATGTTTTTGATCCAGAATTTTCAATAATTAAATTATTAGTAAATCCATTTGATTTTATTGATTCTGAAGGAGAACCTATTTATAATGAAACTTATACATTATCGTATATTTCAAATGACCCTAATAAAGAATTTAATGTTGTAAAAACTAACACCACTAATGTTCCTTCTTCTACCTCACACACATTTTCTTTAGATACACCAATGACTCTTCCACAAGGTAATTTAGAACATAATCATAAATATGCAAATAATCCTAATAATCCAGATGGAGTTGCAGATTTTAATATTTATCTTTCAAGTATTATAAAAAGCAAATCAGAAAGCGAATTATATACACCAAAAATAAAAATAGATATACCAATAATGACTCAATATAATATTATACTTATTGTTTTTATATTATTGCTTATTGCTTTGATTGGTTCAAAATATTTATAAACTAAGGTTTTTAAGCTTGTCTAAAAAAATTGAATTAAAGAACTTTAACCCATTTACCATTATATACAATGGTTAAACTAATAAATAAAATGGAAGATATTTCAAAAGATAAGAAAGTAGTAATTGATTTTTTTGCAGCTTGGTGTGGACCTTGCAAAAGAATCGCTCCTGATTATGAGAAATTAGCTGATAAATATACTGATATTGAATTTGTAAAATGTGATGTAGATGATAGTTCTGAATTAGCTGAGCTTTTTGAAGTTGAATCACTGCCAACTTTCCTTCTTATTAATAATCTAAAGGTTGTGCATAAAATTGTTGGTGCTGATATGGAAGGATTGACTAAAAAGGTAGATGAATTAAATGAATTGGTAGGAACTCCAAAAATTAAAAAATGTGAAAGCAAAGTAGCGTGTGGGTGTGTAGAATTATGTGATAAAGAAAGTTGTGAATGTAAATAAGATTAATTTATTTTATAATAAATAAAAATTAAAAATATTTTTATTTCTTATAGTCATTCTGGACCAGATGAAAAAACAAGTTTCAGTTTAGCTAGAAGGAACTTCGTTCCTTCTGGACCCATTTCAAATCCTTATCTAATTTATTACATAACTTTTCATTATGCTTTTGATAAGTTCTGAGTAAATTTAAATGTCTTAATATTTTTAATTCACTATGGTCTTTCATCGACCTTTTAATTGCTTTAATTCTATCTTCGTGACTATTCTTAAGAGAATAACCATAGTCTGATAATAAGCCTTCATCTTCAGGAGGGATAGGTATTTTTATGCTTTTTTTAGAAATTTTTTTAGGTGGCATTTTTATAATATATATTATAAAAAAATATAATATATATTATATAATGTCTAATCGTTCAAAAAATATTGGAACATCATTCCTTTTAAAAAGAATAAATAAAAATGCAGATGATATTTTAACTATTGAATCTCAACTAGAAACATTTGAATCTCAACCTTCAAATATTATAACTGATTCCTTTTGTGTTATCGGTGGTAGTACAATTATTGGATTTGATGAAGAAGAAGAAACTCCTATTTATGGAACAGGTAACGCATTAGGATACTCTTACGATGGAATAACTTATTATGCATCACCAACTCCTAATATATTAGTATATATAACAAATATAGATTTTAATGGTTATCAATGGGTTGTAACTGGCTATAGTAGCGATGAGACTCAATCATTAGTTCTTAGTTCAGATGGAATTAATTGGACTACACCAGTTAATAATGTTTTACCTAAAAGAATTAGTAGTATTGCTTGGGGGAATAAAAAATGGGTTGCTATTGGTTTACCTAATGTTGGTGGCCCTAAGATTGCATATAGTTATGACGGAATGAATTGGGAATTATCAAATTATATTAGTGGTGGTTATCCAACGTCTATTGCTTCCAATGGGTCTCTTTTTGTTATAGCTGCTGCAAGATATATAGCATATAGTTCAGATGGTATAACCTGGAATGAAACTCATGTTGAAATTAGTTTAGGTGCTAATGTATATGTAAATGGAGTTGTATGGGGAGGTAATATCTGGGTGATAACAACGACTAATACTGGTTATGCACTTGGATGGAGCTCAGATGGTATAACTTGGCATATAGCAAATACCGGTGGTATAATGAATAGTGGTGCTGGTGTTGCATACAATGGAACAATATTTTTTGCCTGGGGAGTTGGTTTTTATGATTGTGCATCAAGTAAAAATGGTAAAGACTGGACTGGTTTTAATATACCTGAAAATATTTGTAATAGTGGTGGTATTAGAGATGCAACTTGGAATGGAACTTATTGGGTTGTAGTAGTTAGTGTAAATGATATAAATGAAAATAAGGTAGTATATAGTAAAGATTTAATAACCTGGTTCATAAGTAGTTCAGGAAATGCATTATATAATCAAGTTCAAGATTTGGGAGGAATAACTAGCCGTAATAGAAAAAATTATTATTTAACACTTTTTTAAGTTAACTTTAATTAAATTAACTTAAATGAATCTTAGAGGGCCTAATTCAAAATTACCATAAGAAAAATAAATAGTATCACCTGGATTAATTTTTCTTCTAGGAGGCATATCGTGAATAATATCCAAATTATTATCTTTCTTCTTTGCTAAAATATAATAATATAATTTTTCTTTGAATAATTTCAAATCTTCTTCTTTGTAAACTTTTTCATAGAGAATATAATATTGTTTGTAATATTTATTAGTGACTAATCCAGTAAAAGTATATCCATTGTAGTTTAATGGAATAGTTGATTGGATTTTATCAGCAGTTATTGCAATAGGTAATGCAACAGGGACTTCTTTGTAATTAACCTTTTTAGGTTCACTTACTTCAAGAACGTTATTTTCATTCATTTTAAACATTTTTCCTTTGAATTGATATACTTTATTATTATCTTCATCGTGACCAATATCTAAAGCTGATGAATGATGAACTTCTAATCTTTTTTCAATATCTCTACTACCACATTTACCATTACCACAAATTTGTTTCATACGTGGTGAACTAATACTAAATCCTTCTACATTATTGGAATAAACATAGTATATTATTATACCAACTATAAAGGAAATTATTATAATATTTTCAATCATTAATTAAAGTTAGATTTAAAAATTTTTTTCAATTATTTTTAAATTATTTGAATTCTGTTTTTTATTGCCTATATTAAAAACCATTTCTATTTGTTTATTCTGAAATTGTATTATAGCTTTTTTTCCTTGAACATCCATTTTTGCAATAGAAATATTCTGATTATAAATTTCATATTTATTATCTGCTA